GCATCCTGACCGAATGCGCGTTGGACGACATGATTTCGGCGACATGCTGTACGTGGAGTTCAGCGCCGACAAGGACGCCGACTCCGATGACCGCAGACAGTGGGCCGTGGCGAACCCGTCGTATCCGCATCGCACCGGCGAAGCGGCATCCTGCGCATGAAGAAGAACCTGGGCGATGATTCGTTCCGGCGCGAAGGCCTGGGCGTATGGGACGAGTCCACCGTCTCTAGCGTCATCAACCCGCAACTGTGGGCGAACAGCACCGTGGAGACACGCGCCGATGGAGGTGTCACCTCGTTCGGCATTGACATGTCCCCGGATCGCAGCGCACTGGCCATCGGAGCGTGCATGAAATACTCGGACGGCACCGCGCACATCGAACTGGCGTAGTACCGGGACACGAAGAAGCATGGCACTGCATGGGCCGCCGATTGGATCGCGCAACGCTGGCCGAAGACCGCCGTGGTCATCGATGCGCAGAGCCCCGCCATGGTGCTGTTGCCCGAATTGAAGTCACGCAGCGTGAAGGCCATGGTGAACACCACCAACGGCATGGGCCAGGCGTGCGGCCGCGTATTGGACATGCTGACCGCCGGCACGCTGAAGCATCTATCCGATGCGGATCAGCCCCAATTGGCCACGGCGGTGGCGAACGCGACCACAAGGCCGATCGGCAAAAGCGGCGCGTTCGGCTGGAACAAGACGGGATCCGACATCGACATCTCGCCATTGATAGCCTGCACGATGGCATTGCAGGGAGCGTGGGCCACACGACGCAATCCGAACAGATGGCAGCACGTCATGCAATAGAAGGGAAAGACGACGATATGGCGGACGAAGGCATCTGGAGCGCTGCCGTCAAACGACCATTGGACGTGAACAGTCTGAACGTGGCCGGCGTCGACGGCGTGGCCGACGAGGTCATGCCGATGATTGGCGCATTGTGCAAGGTATGGCGGACCGCTATCCCTACAATCTGATTCGGCAGCATACGCGTCTGCCGTTTCCGCCCGAAGCGTGAGCGTGACTGTGCGCAGTGGTGACACTATGTCCGGCATCGCCAAGTGAACTGGGCTGTGGCCGTTATCCGCGTGGAGCGTGCCGTCCGGCAACATCAAACTGATCTATCCTGGCTACATTGTCACCTACCGGGGCACGGCAATCTCTGCTTCCAGTGGATCCGCAGCCACGGATGGCCGCGTGCATGTCGTCAAACGTGGCGAAACGCTCAGCGGCATCTTCGGAGCCGACGGCTGGTAGCGCGTCTCGCAATATTGAACAACCTCGCCAACCCCAACCTTGTTTTACCGCTAGCCAGCGGCTCCACTGCTGACCACAACCGCCATGGCCTTCGGCACCATGCCGGAGGCCACTTTCATCATCAAAGTAGAACCATATGGATATTTCCACCGCGACCACGCCCGCCGGACTCGCGGGCCTGATCGTGCCCGCGTTCGTGCAGGCCTTTAAGAAGTACATTCCCAGCGGATACGTCGGGCTCGTCTCCGTGGCCGCATCCATCCTGTTCGGCACCATCGCCATCGCCGCCACCGGCGGATTCGACGGCACCTACACATGGGGAATCACGCTCGCAGGAATAGTGGGCGTCGCCCAGACCGTGTACACGCTCGTTAACCAAGTGTTCGACGGGGAACTATCCAAAGATAAACTGCGCAACCAGTAGTCTGATTTATACTGCTTCAATTTACGTGGACTCGGCCAGTTGGCTGGATCCACGTAAATCTGTAGCTACTTCTGAGGGGAAGAGTTGTTTGCCGACTGCTTATCGTTTTCAACAGCAAGAGGACAATCAACATATAGGACGCTGCCCTTCTTGTATGGAATGACCGTGAGGAGTCGGTCGCATTTGTGCATGATCGCTCGTAAGGAGTTAGTTGCCTCCGTATCGGCAGTGAATCGATGCTTGATGCGAGTTTCCACTCGCTGAAGGCTTTCTGCGTGGCTAGCCCCGGCAGTACTGAGTTCGAGTACAAGTGCGTCTGCAATTAGAATGGACAGTACGTCATTTTCCCAAGAAAAAGCTCCATG